AAAACAGCTGGAACAAAGTATATGGCTATACTTTCTACAAAAATATTTGATGAAGGTATATCCTGCCATAGATTAGATACATTGTATTTAACTTGCCCTAATAATAATCCAATAAAATTAGAACAAAGAATAGGTAGAATTATCAGGGAACACCCAGATAAAAATGTGCCTTTAATAAAAGACTTTTGGTTTAAAGGAGCAATAGTAAATAACCAACAAAGAAAAAGATTAGCGTGGTATCAAAACAGGAGCTATATATTATGAAATATAAGTTTAACTGGTTTGACTTAAAATTAAAATCCAATTACGAACCAGAATCTATATTAATCTTGACATATGCCCTGACAAAAAGTTATAATTCTATAATAGCTTGGAATTCAAAACACTTAATGAATTCTTTAAAAATTGGCAGAATACCTAGTACATTATTTAAAAGAAAATTACTAATAAACTCTAAAAAAGGCATTATAGGACGTTATGAAGCAGATTATCCTGATGCTTATTTTAAAAATAAAAGATTCTTATTTTTAGATATTCCTTTAACTTATAAAATAAAATATATTTATTTATTGGGACATAGAAAAATATCTAATGAAAATGATTATCTAGACGTAGATAGTTTTAAAAACGAAATTATTGCAAACTTAGATAATCCACTGTTAAAACACGAAAAAAACAACGTAAAATTCATATATGAAGGAGAATGATCATGGTATCATGGGACAAAACACAAGGAATTAAATCACAAGGCTCTGGAGAAAGAAAAGAAATTCAAAGAATTACTCTTCAAAACGGAGATAATAAACTTAGACTAATTGGAGAAGTAATGCCTCGTTATGTATATTGGCTTACTACTAAAGACGGAAAACGTATGCCTGTTGAGTGTTTAAAATTTGATAGAAACACAGAACAGTTTTCTGGTACAGAAGATCCTTTTGACGAAGTATCACAAGATATTTATGCAGATAAACCTCAATTTGCATATGTATGTAATGTAATTGATCGTAACGATAATCAAGTTAAACTTTTTGATTTAAAAGCTACTATCTATCGTCAAATAGTAGATTTTGCAAAAGATGCTGAGTATGGTAATCCAGCAGACGAAACTAGTGGTTATGATATCACTATTGTAAAAGAAAAAACAGGACCGCTTCCACAAAATGTAAAGTATACTGTTAGACCTGCTCGTGCTTCTACAGCCTTAACAGACTCAGAAAAAGAAGCAGAACTATTTGATCTAGATCGTATCTATAAAAGACCAGACTACACTGAACAAAAGCGTTGGCTACTAGAAAATACTACTCTTTTTGCGGGCGAAGATGACAACTCTTTTTCACCAGAAAGCGTTGAGGACTTAGACTAATGGCAAAAAAATATAAGCTCTCTGATATTTTAGAAGAGAATAAAAACTCAAACAATAAAAAACAATCACAACAGAAAAATGATGGAAAAGCTATGTCTTTACCTGCGGCTATTAAGCACGTAGAAGGTAATCAAGTAACTATTGATACTTCGATGCTAAGACAACATAATATCTTTTTCGCTACTCCTTGCTACGGAGGGCTTATAACTGATCAATTCTTTTTGAGTATGTTTAAAACTACACAGACTTTAATACAGCATGGTATTAATTTTAGATTAACAACACTAAGAAATGAAAGTTTAATCTCTAGAGCAAGAAATATTCTTACAGCTATGTTTTTAGAAAGTAATTGTACCCATTTAATGTTTATTGATGCTGATATAGAATGGGAACAAGATGCTATTATTAGAATGTTAGCTATGGATAAAGATCTTATAGCGGGAGCATATCCTAAAAAAACACTACCTATTGATTATGCTATTAATTTAAAATTTGTTGATAAAGAGCGTAAACAAGTAAGAGTTGAAAATGGCGCAGTAGAGGTATTAGATGCATCAACTGGTTTTTTCTTAATTAAAAGAACTGTTATTGAACAAATGATAGAATCATATCCTGAATTGTTTTATGTAAATGACAGTTCTATTGATCCTAAATACAATAAATACTGTTATTCATTTTTTGACACTATTCATGATCCCGATGATAATAGATATTTATCAGAAGACTATACTTTCTGTCGTCGTTGGCAGAAAATAGGTGGAGAAATCTGGCTAGACCCAAATACAAAGCTTAACCATGTAGGAAGTTATACTTTCCAAGGTGATGTTAATAAAATATTTAATTGGGATAGATAATGAAAATACTGCACTCAGCTGATTGGCATATAAATCTGCACAAGAAAAAAGTACCTATTGAGTGGCAAGAAAATCGCTTCAAGCTTATGTTTGAAAAACTACATAAGCTTGAAGATTCTTGTGATATCCATATTATTTCTGGAGATGTGTTTGATAGAAAACCTGAACCTGATGAAATATGTTTATTCTTATCTTATATAAATTGTGTATCAATACCTACATTTATCATACCTGGAAACCATGAGGCAACTAAAAAAGGAGAAACTTTTTTAGAACACTTTAATGAAGATGCAGTTATTACCAACCCAAATGTAAGATTATTTACTAAAAACCACAGAGTAAAAGAACCTACTTTTCCTTGTGGTATTCAGTTTTGGCCGTATGGAGAGCTACAAATTGATAAACTACCAGAATATATTGAAGGCGATATTTTAGTAGCACACATAAGGGGAGAAGTGCCTCCTCATATAACCGCAGAGTATGATTTTGAAAAACTTAGAAAGTGGGGATTAATACTATTAGGAGATATACATTTTCATCACAAGTATCAAGATTATGGAGCTTGGTATAGTGGAAGCCCTATTAATACCCATTTTGATAGAGATGAAAACAAAGAGTATGGGGTAAACATAGTTGATTTAATCGATAGTCGCAATTATGCAGTAAAGTTTATTAATCTAGGCTTACCTAAATTAATTAGAAAAACTATAAAAATTGAAGACGAAATGGTTCCTGCCGATTATGACCATGTAGTCTATGAAGTTGTAGGATCTATAGATGAGCTATCTAAAATTAAAAATTCAGACTTGTTAGATAAAAAAGTGTCTTATGAGCCTACAGAAGACTCTAAGCTAGACTTAAAAAATCTAAATACTTATGAAGAATTAAAACTTTATTTAGAATATATGAAGATTTCAGATATTGAAGGAACTTTAAAAGAATACATTGACTTGAAAGTAGGATAAAATGATTGAATTAAAGCCTTTACTATCAGATAATATTAGCTCAAACTCGTATGGGTTTTTCTTAGGGGCTAGAATACCTGAATGGGATATTTATAAAAATGATATTGTAGAGTTTGCAGTTAAAACTTTTAAAAAAGACTACAACCCTACAAAAGGCTATAATGTCTTATTAGACCCTAACAAACTAAACATTATTAGTACTATATATGATGATTTTTTAAAAATCTGTTTTCATAATTTTAATAATATAAATGTATTACCACGTAATAAAAAGATTATGTGGGCATACGTACAAAATAAAGAAAGATATAATTCAGTCTGGCATAATCATAAAAATACTACTACTATTAATGCAGTCTGGTACCCAAGTGTTCCAGACGAATCTGGAACTCTAGCTATAAGAGACGGAGAAGGGATAGGAAATATTCCTGTTAAAGAAGGTTGGATATATTTTTGGCCTTATTGGATGGATCATAAACCAAATCCTCAAAAACATTCAATGGATTGGAGAGTCAGTATAAATATTGAATTAATATCTGATACTCGTCCATATTTTAAACCCACTAATACTTTATGGTAATTTAAATGTCTATTATTTTAAAAGAATTAAAATTCTCTAATATGTTTAGTTATGGAGAAAATAATAAAATAAATTTTGATAAAAATAGAATAACACAACTAACCGCCCCTAATGGAAGCGGAAAATCAAGTATTGCATTAATTCTGCAAGAAGTGTTATATAATAAAAATATTAAAGGCATCAAAAAAGGAGATATTTTAAATAGACACGGTAAATCAAAAAATTGGGAAGCATCTTTAACTTTTTCAAGTTTTAATAAAGAATATGTTGTAGAAGTAAAAAGAACTGGTGCCACTACTAAAGTAAAATTTCTTGAAGATGGAACAGATTTAAGTGAACATAAAGTATTAGATACTTATAAAAAAATTAATGAAGTCGTTGGTTTAGATTTTGAAGTATTTTCTCAACTCACTTATCAATCTTCTACTGATTTACTAGAATTTCTTAAAGCAACAGATACAAATAGGAAAAAATTCTTAATAAATTTATTCAATTTAGAAAAGTATATTGCTATCGGAGAAGCTATTAAAGTAAAACTTAATACCTCTGACAGAGAACAGCTAAAACTTGAAGGAGAGTTAAAAGGTGTTAATAATTTTTTAGAGGGTGCTACTATTGAAGAAGAGAAAGAAACAATTAAAGTTGTTGAAGTAGACAATACTTTAAGAAATTCAGTCGCTAGATTAGAAAACGAATTAGCAGATTATAATGATTTATGTAAAAAAATTGATAAAAATAATATGTTAATAGAGGAAAGAAATTCTTTGTCTTTTGATGTTGCAATGGTAGAACCAGAATATAAAACATATGAAACTTTACAATCTAAAATTACAAAAACACAAACAGAAATACAATCTATAGACAAAGATATCGATAAAGCGAATAAAAGCTTATCTGATTTAGATACAGCAGATACTTGTTATGCATGTGGTCAAACACTTGATAATACTCATGCTGTTCAGATGAAAGAAAAACTTTGGGATGATATAAATGATTTTACTCAACACAGAAATGTAGCCAGAGAAAAATTATTTGAATTAAAAATTCAAAAAAATGAGATTCAATCAGAAATTGATGCGTTTGTAATTAATCAAAAAGCGGCGGAGAGATTCGAAAATCTTTCTCAGTTAATCGATTTTTCTTTACAAACTGATTATCCAGATTATTCTGATATTCAAAATAGATTAACAACTACAAAAAAAGAATTAAGTAAACAAGAAGAAATTTATAGAGAAGCAACTGAGCACAATGAACAAGTAAAAATACATAATACTAAAGTTGAGGCTCTAAAAGAGCAAAAAATACAATTTACAAATAGACAAAAGCTATTAGATAATGATATTATTATTTTACAAAATAAAAATAAACATTTAAACATTCTCAAAAAAGCTTTCAGTACTACGGGGATTGTTGCTTTTAAATTAGAAAATTTAACAAAAGAACTTGAAGAACAAATAAATCAATACTTATCAGAACTATCTGACGGACAGTTTCAAGTTATTTTTAGATTAGCAGGTGAAAAATTAAATATTGTTGTAATAAATAACGGTATTGAAACACCTATTGAAACTGTATCAGGAGGAGAGTTTAGTCGAATTCAAACTTCCATACTATTAGCAATTAGAAAGGTTATGTCCAAAATTGGGGGTAATCATGTAAATCTATTATTCTTAGATGAAATAACAGGAGTACTGGATGATGAAGGTAAAGAAAAATTAATAGAAGTATTAAGAGAAGAAAATGGTTTAAATGTTTTTCTAATATCTCATGATTTTACACATCCTCTAATTGATAAAATTCAAATTAAAAAAGAAAACAATGTAAGCACTATATAGGATTATACAAAATGACTGAAGTAATTAAAAGAGACGGAACAAAAGAAGCACTGGATATTGAAAAACTACATAAAGTCGTATTTTTTGCTTGTGAAGATATTGCTGGAGTCTCTCCTAGTGAAGTAGAAATGCATAGTCAACTTCAGTTTTATGACGGTATTAAAAGTTCAGATATTCAAGAAACATTAATTAAATCAGCAGCTGATCTTATTAGTGAAGATACTCCAAATTATCAATATGTAGCTGGTAGACTTATTACATATCATCTTCGTAAAATGGTTTATGGACAGTATGAACCTAATTCGTTACGTGAATTAGTAGAAAAAAATGTTGAACGTGGTTTTTATGATTCTGAAATATTAAACTACTACTCTAAAAAAGAATTTGATATTTTAAACAAATATATCAAACATAAACGTGATGAAAATTTAACCTATGCTGCGATGGAGCAGTTTAGAGGTAAATATTTAGTACAAAATAGAGTAACTGGTGATATTTACGAAACACCACAAATAGCTTATATGCTAATTGCAATGACTTTATTTAATAACTACGATAAAGAACATAGGCTTAAATGGGTAAAAGAATATTATGATGCTATATCTACATTCGATATTAGCCTTCCTACTCCTGTTATGGCTGGTGTACGCACTCCACAACGACAGTTCTCAAGTTGCGTACTTATTGAAACAGACGATAGTCTAGATAGCATTAATGCTACTACTAGTAGTATTGTTAAGTATGTCAGTCAAAAAGCAGGCATTGGGATTGGAGCAGGTAGTATTAGAGCACTTGGTAGTCCAATCCGAAATGGAGATGCTTATCATACAGGAGTTATTCCCTTTTATAAAATGTTTCAAGCAGCAACACGATCTTGCTCTCAAGGAGGAGTAAGAAATGGTGCTGCTACTTTATATTATCCAATCTGGCACTATGAAGTCGAAGATCTTCTAGTGTTAAAAAATAATAAAGGTACTGAAGACAATAGGGTACGTCACATGGATTACGGAGTACAATTTAATAAATTAATGTACGAGCGTTTATTACAAGGGGGTGAAATCACACTATTCTCTCCAAGTGACGTCCCGCATTTATACTATTCTTTTTTTAATGATCAAGAATTATTTAAAATTGTATATGAAAAAGCAGAAAAAAATCCTGATATTCGCAAAAAAACTATTAAAGCGATTGATTTATTTTCTATGTTTATGGAGGAGCGTAAAAATACAGGACGTATTTATTTAATGAACGTAGATCATGCTAATACACATTCTTCTTTTGATGAAAAACTAGCTCCGATACATCAATCTAACCTTTGTTGTGAAATTAATCTACCAACAAAACCTTTGCATAACTTTAATGATCCTGACGGAGAAATTGCTCTATGTACTCTTTCAGCAATCAATTGGGGTAACATTCGTAAACCAGAAGATTTTGCAAAACCTTGTGAACTTGCTGTTCGTGGATTAGATGCTTTATTGTCTTATCAACATTACCCAGTTTTAGCAGCAGAAATCTCTACAAATCTTAGGAGACCTTTAGGTATTGGTATTATTAATCTAGCATATTGGTTGGCTAAAAACAATACAACATACCAAAATCCAGACTTAGAACTTATTGACGAATATGCAGAAGCATGGAGTTATTACCTAATTAAAGCTTCTAATGATTTAGCAATTGAACAAGGTATCTGTCCTGGGTCTATAGAAACAAAATACGGTAAAGGTATTACTCCAAATCAAACCTATAAAAAAGATGTTGATGAATTAGTACCTCATGTAGAACGTATGGACTGGGAATCTCTAAGAAAAAGTTTAAAAGAACATGGTATTAGAAATTCTACTTTAATGGCTTTGATGCCTGCAGAAACTTCAGCTCAGATCTCTAATGCCACAAACGGTATTGAGCCTCCTCGTAGTTTTGTAAGTATTAAACAATCAAAAGATGGTGTGCTCAAGCAGGTTGTCCCTGGTATTCATAAACTAAAGAAAAAATATGATTTGTTATGGGATCAAAAATCACCAGAAGGATATTTAAAAATTATGGCTGTATTGCAAAAATATATTGATCAAGGTATCAGTGTAAATACTAGCTATAATCCTCAACACTTTGAAGATGAAAAAATTCCAATGAGTACTATGATTCAACATTTATTAATGTTTTACAAGTACGGAGGAAAACAATTATACTATTTTAATACCTACGATGGGCAGGGGGAAATCGACATAAATAAATTAAACGAAGACCTACCTTTAGAAGATATTGATGAAGGTGAATGTGAAAGTTGTGTAATATGAAAAAATTAATTATGATAGGATTATTAATCTCTACTCCTGCTTTTGCAGAAGAAGCCATGATTGATGATCATTATAAAACAATTATAGAACAAAAACCTTATAAAGTAGAAGTTTGTAAAGATGTTACTGTATCAGGAGATAAAACAGGGGATACTTTAATGGGAGCTCTTATTGGAGGAGCAATAGGAAATAATGTTACTAAAAATGTAGAAAATGGAGGAGCTGTTGGCGCATTGTTAGGAGGTATTATTGCTAATCAAAATAGTAATGCTACTGGAGGAACGGCTAGGCAGTGTTTTATAGAAACTCGTTATGAAGAAGAATCAAAACAAGTATATAGTCATAGCACTGTTACTTTTTGGTCAAATGGAAAAAAATATAACTTAAGATTTAATAGGTAATAGGATGGCTGTATTAAACACAAAACAAAACGATCATACAAAAGCAAAAATGTTTTTTGATGAAGAAGATCTCGGTATGCAAAGATATGACACTCTTAAATATCGTGCTTTTGATAAGCTTACTGATAAACAACTTGGGTTTTTCTGGAGGCCAGAAGAAGTAGATATTCTTCGTGATGCTGCTGACTTTAAAAATCTATCTGAACATGAACAACATATTTTTACATCTAATCTTAAAAGACAAATTGTATTAGACTCTGTACAAGGTAGATCTCCTAACTTAGCATTTTTACCTGTTGTAACTATTCCAGAACTTGAAACTTGGATTGAAACCTGGGCATTTTCAGAGACAATTCATTCTCGTTCTTATACTCATATTATTCGTAATATCTATCCTAACCCTTCTAAAATATTTGATGAAATGATGGATATTGAAGAAATTGTAGATTGTGCTTCTTCTATCTCAAAACACTACGATGATTTATTAGAGTTAACTCAGTGGTATAAACTTTTAGGAGAAGGAATACATAAAGTTCAAACTTTAGGACAGACTCATTACATCGATGGAAAACCAATCTCAGTAGAAGCAAAACATTCAGTAAAAGATGTAAGCTTAAAAGAACTAAAAAGAAAACTATATCTTTGTATGGCCAGTGTAAATATTCTAGAAGGTGTGCGTTTTTATGTATCATTCGCTTGTAGTTGGGCATTTGCAGAACTGAAGAAGATGGAAGGTAACGCGAAGATTATCAAATTAATTGCTCGTGATGAAAATGTACATCTTGGATCAACTCAACAAATTTTAAAACTTCTTCCACAAGATGATCCAGACTTTGCAAAGATTGCAAAAGAATGTGAGCAAGAAGTAATTGATATGTTTGTCGAAGCGGTTGAACAAGAAAAACAATGGGCAGATTATCTATTCAAGGACGGTTCAATGATTGGTCTTAATTCGCAACTACTAAAAGACTATATTGAATGGATTGGCAATAAAAGAATGACGGCTATAGGACTTAGCTCACCCTATTCGGTTCCTAGAGCCAATCCATTGCCTTGGACACAAAAATGGATTAGTGGTGCTGAAGTACAAGTAGCCCCACAAGAAACAGAAATTTCTTCATATGTAATTGGTGGTACAAAACAAGATGTAACTAACGATTCATTTAAAGGATTTTCATTATGATAAAATATCAGGAACTACTTTTTCATATAACAATTTTAAGTAGTTTTATAGGTTTTTGGATAGGAGTTATAACTAGTTAAAATGAAAGCAATAATTTATACAACACCAGTTTGTGGATATTGTCAGATGGCAAAAACTTTAATGACTAAACATAATATTGAGTATGAAGAAGTAACTGTGGGAAAAGATATCACTAAAGAAGAACTTGTTGAAGTGCTTGGAAAGGATGTCAGAACCGTCCCTCAAATTTTAGTTGACAATGTTTATGTAGGAGGTTATACTGAATTATCAAAATTTTTAGGATAATTTAGTATGGCAAGTAAAAGCAAAATTAAAGGTGGTGCGTATGAGGCTAAAATACGCGACATCTTAACAAAAGAACTTAAAATAGAGTTTAAACGTATGCCACTCAGCGGCTCAATAGAGTATTTAAAGGGAGACCTTTGGACACCGTTTGATACCGCTGCGTGGCCTTATTGTATAGAGTGCAAACACTACGCAGAAGTAAATTGGAATAACTTATTAACTGCTAAATCTACAGAAATATATCAATTTTGGAAACAAACGTGTAGAGAGGCAGAGGTTATGCAGAAAAAACCGCTCTTAATCTACCGTTGGAATCGTTCAAAAGATTTTATCTGTTGGGACGATGATTTAAATATAGACCACTATGTTTATGTTAACGCTTTTGATCATAAGTTTAAAATGGGACTACTTTCTGATTGGTTAGACGAGTACAAAAAACTAAATAACATTTGACCTATGCTTAATCTTATGGTATTATTAATCATAACATAAAGATGGAGAGTTCTAATGAACAACGCAAAAGGTTGGAATGATCTTGCTGAGATGCAAGATGATTACAGTAATGGAAACAATCTACTAATAGTAGATGGAAATAATCTAGCATATAGATGGATTCAAAGACGTAATTATGATAGTTTTGGTGATGACTATATCAAAACTATTGAAAGTTTAGGTAAAAGCTATAGTGCTGGACGTATTATTGTTTGCTTTGATTTTGGAAAAAGCTATTTTAGATCTGATATGAGTGATGACTATAAATCAACTCGTAAAAAACCAAAAGAGCCAGAAGAGATTGCAAAATATGAAGCATTTTTTAATTGTTTAAATGCGACATATGAAGATTTACCTTTTGAAAAGATGAAATACAGAGGCATTGAGGCTGATGATCTTATTACTTATTTTGTAGAACAGTGTAAGGCTGATCATGATCATACCTGGATTGTTTCGTCAGATAGAGATTTGTATCAGCTCTTAGATGATAATGTTTCTATTTTCAATATGTTTTCTCGTAGAGAAATTGATTTAGACTATCTTGATGAGCAGTTTGAGATTAGTCCAGATCTCTATCTATTTTCAAGATATATAGAAGGTGATAAGTCCGATGCTATTTTTGGAGTAGAAGGTATCGGACCAAAACGCGCACAAGCACTTGCTAAAGAATACAAGACTTTAGAAGCTTTACTTAAAGCGCTACCTTTAAAAGGTCGCTCTAAATACATTCACAATCTAAATGATAGTGCTAAACTTTTGCAGAAGAATGAACAGATGATAAATTTAAAACGATATAATAAAGATGCCATTCTTGCAGGAAAAGATGGCGAAGAGGTATGGAAGGAATTACAAAACTATGTCAACAGTTGATATTAAAATAGAAATCACAAAAGAAGCTCAATTTTTAATTGACAGCCCAATGTTTCCTAATATTAGAAATTGGGAAATTATTCAAAATTACCCTCACGATGCTGGTTTTGATCTTCCTGCTTGTGTTAAAGATATATGGACTTTACGTCCTGGAGGGGTACATTTATTTCCA